TTTGGTTTATCAACTCAATTAATTTGTTTAAACTAAGTTCGACTTCTAAGCCAGTTTCTTCATCAGTTGTTAAATTAACGCCTTGGGAACTACCAGAACCAATCGCTTGACCCAGTTGTTCCGGATTAACAAAAGATGCGCCAGCAGATAAAACATTAGGACCTACTTGATTTGCAGATATCATTAAAATCCTACCAAAACTGTTGGACTTCCAGTCGCCCTACTATGCCCACAACTGTCAATAGCACCAACATAGACAACAGGTCGCCCTTCCGCAATAACTGTGGTGCTACCCTGTAGCACAGCCGCGCTACAATGACCTGGTGATCTTGGACATGGTGGGTGTGCACTCACTCTGTCACCGATTAATCCTGTGGGCACTCCATTTGTCAATACTGTGGGTGCACCTGGACCTATTAGTAACCCACCGGCTTGATTGATATCACCCATTCTAACTACTGGACTTGTCATATTACCCCGTTAATATTTGCTTGGGTTCTGTGGTTATCCCCGTTGTGGCTTCAATCCATTTAGATTTAATATCCTCGCGTGTAATACCCAACATTACGCAACTACCTTTATTTATAGTCACAAATTCGTCATTATTGTTTGTAAATAAACCAGGCATTAACTGTAATCCGTGTTGGGATACCACAACCATAATTGGATGCACCACCTCATAATCATCTTCGGAATCAGAAACAATTTTAGCAATTATTTCTTCCCCAGACGATAGTTTCAGTGTGTATATTTCATCAGTTTTAATTTTTTTCATATTATCTCTTTGTATTATTAATTATCATTACCTTAATCAGTAATTAAAGAAATCACATTATATCACTCTGGTCTAGCATTGGCAAATTCTATCAGCAATTCTCCATAACGTTTGAAAAATGCCGGATCGTGACTAGTAACAGATGTTTTCCCTACATTGCTATCTGGTGCCAATGCATGTGCAACTTCATGCAATATAATCTCTTTGAGATAATACCAAGTATTAGAGCCTAACCCTGATATTTCTATTATTTTAAATTCATTATTGCAAGAACTGCCATCATCAAAATCTAAAAATACAATTTTCCAATCATCAAGATTTTTTTGTAGTAAAACAGATTGAGCAAACCATTTCACCCAATCTGTTTTTGCCAGTTCTACCATCTATGCCTCACAAGCAGCACAATTCATTATGTCTCGAACCAACTCAAGTGCTGGATTGGAAGAACGTTGATAATAAAGCGTTTTCACACCAAGTCTCCAAGCTTCAATAATCAACTGATTAACATCTTTTGCCGGAGCCTCTGGTGGTATCATTAAGTTCAAACTTTGACTTTGATCAATATATTTCTGCCTAGCTGCAGCTTGCTGAACTATCGTCAATGGAATGATTTCATCAAAAGTTTTAAACACGCTTTTCTCCGTTTCACCAAGAAAATCAAGATGTTGAACAGATCCATTGTTTGTCAATATAGACATCCACGTTTCTTCATCATTTTTCCCATAAGACTCTAAAACTCTAGCAAGGTATGGGTTTTTAAACGTAAACTGCCCTTTTGCCAAATCTTTAGTGAAATAGTTTGAACGCAACGGCTCAATTGACGGCGACACCTGTCCCAAAATAAAACTACTTGATGTGGTTGGAGCAATGGCACAACGAGTAAGGTTGCGAACTCCATACCCAATAAGACCATCCGGCTCACCGTATCGGTCTGCCATTTCCCGTGAAGCTTTTAAACTTTCGTCATCAATAAATTTTGAAATCTCAGTTGCAAGAGAAATAGCATGGAATGATTCAAATGGTATCATTTTATACTGCAAATAGGTATGCCATCCCAGTTGTCCAATGCCAAGCGCTCTCCACTTCTTAGCAAAATTGTATGGAGCCTCCATGAACTTAATATTTTCAGTTTTTTCAATATAATCTGACATCACCGCATCAAGAAAATACGTCAATACTTTAACCGCATCAGTGTTTTTCCATTCATCATATGTGTGTAGATTCATTGATGCCAAATTGCACACAAATGATTCCGAGTCATTAGATGGCAAACAAATCTCGGAACACAAATTCGATGCATACACAGGAATATTACGTTCTTTAAGAACCTTTGGTTTATTGTTATTAACATTATCGGTGAAAAATAGATAGGGATAACCAGATTCCCGACGCTTGCGCATGACTCTAGCCCAAAGTTGCAGTTTTTTCGCATCTGTGGAAGCTAGTTCTTTTGCTTTTACTGCTTCTCCTTCTGCAATCATACCCTCCATCCACTCATCAGAGATACATATTCCGATTGACATATTTTGAATAGAATGTCCTACTTCGCGGATTTCTAGGAACTCTTCAATATCAGGATGTTCAATGTCCAGATATGCTGCAAACGATCCACGACGAACGTTACCTTGACTAATAATATCAGTAACTGTTTCGAAAATATTCATAAAATGGACAGGACCATCTGCAGTACCACCTGTTTTAATCTTGGAACCCCTTGCACGAATATCACCAAAATATCCAGATGTGCCTGCACCATGCTTTGTTTGTAGAGCAACTTCACTCGCTTTGCTCATTATTTTAGCAATTTCATCCCCAACATAGGCACCATTGCATGAGATTGGCAGCCCCTTATTGTTTCCAAAATTTGACCAAACAGGAGAAGACAGGCTATAAAATCCTCGACCCATGTAATCATAAAACTTATCTGCGAATCCATCAATATCTAAAAATCGTTCCGCTGTCTCTGCAATTTCCAAAATTCGGTCTTCTGCAGACTGCCCTTTTGATAAGTAACCCCGCGATAAAAATGTTCTAGCATCTTTATTCAGCCAATCAAACCCCATATGTATCTCCTTTGTTTTATCGTAATCAAAATAATTCATAATTTGTGTTTAAAAAAGTTCGTCAGCAGAAATTCCTTGTCCTCTAGAATATTCTACAGGTCGTTTTTGAAAAAAATCTGTCATTGTTGAACCCAGCGTAGATTCATCAAACCAGAATGTCTTGTCCACTAATGATTTATCATACTTCACCATTGAGCTGTCAAAATCAATTTGATCAAGAGAATCTTTCATACGCTTGCTCACAAATGCCTTGAGTATATCCTTGTCAAGTCCATCAATCGCATAATCACCAACCATCCAGTCAATAACCTTTCCTTCCGCCTTTATGGATTCCAGACACTCGTGCGCAATTCTCTCTTTCAATTCATCATCAAAAAGCTCTGGATATTCCTCGCGTAATGTGTTGATTAATTTGATACCAACTTGACTATGAAGCATCTCTTCATTTCTCGTATATTGTACCTGCTGAGCAACATCCTTTAACACTGCGCGATTACGATTAAAGTGCATCACAATATAAAATTGTGAAAATAGCGATACGTTTTCCACGAAAAGCGTAAACAGAATGATTGAGTAAATGAATTGCTTATGCTCGTTTTCGTATATTTTTTCGTTATATTTCTTTAAGTAGTTCACTCTCCCTCTAATAACTTCCTCATTGAGGTTTTCCTCAAATACATGAGTTAAGTGTAACACATCCAAAAGTTTTTCGTAAGCCATGTTATGGATTACCTCACTATTTGCCATTGCATATCCCAAATCATTGATTGATGGATGTGGAAGGTGTGTACCCAAATTTGCCCAGAAGCTTTTTACTGCAACCTCGATTTGCCCAATCGCACTAAGTGCACGTACAATTACCTGTCGCTCTTCTTCACTCAAATCTGTTTTAAACTGTGAATAATCACTTCTAAAATTGAATTCATCTGGAGTCCAAAATCCACTCCAAATAGCATCAATAAATTTTTTAGTCCATGGGTAATGGTCGGGTTTTCTAGATAGTTGTTTTTCAAAAAGCACGTTTATTCTCCTAATATAAATTTTAGCGGGCAGTCCGTCATCTCGAATGGTGTCCTTTGTCCACGGACTACGGACAAGAACACAGCATTTAAGAAAATCACTTCACTTATTGTGATTTGTAATGCTTGAGTTTTTTTGCGTCTATTGACCGCGTAATGGTCAAATCGTCGCTGGTGGCATGTAAGTCACCAAAGCAGTAGCCTAAACGATATTTAGTATCGCCCACCTCTACCATAATACCTTCATTAGAATCAATAATATAGACATTTTCTATATCATCCCGAAACAGCAATCCTAACGTGTATGTAATTCCCATACTTCTGGTTAAATCACACCAAGTGTTATCCAAAAGTAACTCCCAAGGATCTGGCCATTCTACCCAATCTTCCCAAGCAATATGTTGAGTAGAGATAGGACATCGCATCCACCAATCATTAACCATCATCAAGCATGATTCGGCATCAAGTGATTGCACATCTTGTCTTAGATCATTCCACTCTCGAAGACGATATTCAAATAAATGTGGCCAAATCATCAATCAAAATAGCTTAGTGAGTATCTCAATGTACCCGCTGGTCCAGCGGCAGATGTGGCAAATTTGATAACCATCTCGTCTATAACCGAAGACGCCACTACAGACTGTTGCTGCTCAATCAAAAAACCAAACCCTCTGGTAGTTCCAGACTCATGATACGAATCATCAAAAATTGGGTTTAATCCACCAAAGTCTTTTGTGATTTTAATACTTCCACTCCTTACACCGGAATCTGGTATTCTAACATGATAACGCAGTGTAATGGAAGAGGTATTTGTAACATCAATTCTGGCAAATTCTTCAGTGGCTACTGTAGCAGGGATAGATACATCAACCGTACTTTCTAGTGATAATTGACCAAGGCGAAGCCTTTTTCCATTTTCAGTTGCAATCGCTCTAGAATCACCAGAAATAAGAACCCTATCGGCTGAAGCATCATCAGCACGTTTGAATAAATCTCCCCAACTGATATTATTAGACTGCGAAATCTCAATAACTGGGAATGCTGCATCTAATGGATCTGCATTAGTGAGCAATTCATTGCCCACATCAAAAAACACGTTACCAATAGAAACACTATATTGCGTGCGAAGAAAATAAATTGCTCTAGCAAAAATGTTATCAAAACTATTTGATGCAATTCTAAATCCTTCTGGCCAAAATTGACTAGAGGTGTTCTGAGGATTGAGTTCTACACCAGAAAAAAGTGTGTCAAATTCACTGTTGGTAATAACGACTTTTTCTATTTTATCATTACTACCAATAACTCGCACACCATAATTGCAATTATAAAATCCACACCGATCAATTACCACATCTTTAACCGAAAAAACACCAGCCCCACCAGCGAGCGATAACGCGGTTTGACCAGACACCGTGCCAGTAAAATCTCCACCCGATTTTTCACCACGGAAAACGGTATCTGAAAAATTGATGTGTTGAACCCGATCTAATAAAATTATCGAAACATCTTCAAGTGTGTGAAAACTCAAAGAACTGATTTCAATGTGCTGAGGTGTCACCTCACTCGTGGAAATATTCGCACCAATTTCCTGATTATTACCACAAGTTCTAGCAACAGCATCAACAAGAGTAGAATCATCACTCTTATATTGAATAATCGAACTTTCTGCACCTTCGCCCTTTAATTTTGCATATGGCGGTACCAATATAGTATCAGTAACTCGATATACTCCGGCTGGGAAAAACAGTGAACGTCTAATACGTGGGTCGGTATCTCTGCAATACAATTCAAACAACGCACGGTTTATTGCTGATGTATCATCTGTGACACCATCACCCAATGCTCCAAAGTCTCTGACCGATACCATATCGTCAAGTTTGTTCTGTAAAGACCGCTCAACTTCTTCGTTTGCATCAGGTCCAGTTTGTACTGTATACCCGCCTTCATCACCGCGATAAATGTAGCTACGAGCAAAGCTTAATAAGTCATCTCGTTCTGTTAAAATTCGAGTGTTTCCAATAAGCGGGGCACCTTCTTCAATTGTGCCATTGCCTATATACAACTCCTGTGAGTCAATTGCCCAACCAAACTCCGCGCCATCCAGCTGCGGAAGGTTTTCTTTAAGACCTTTGCGGTGTGTGATTCTAGATATTTGAACTATTGCCATTATGATAATACTCGGTTATTCTTGTATTTATTGTAAAGAGATTTCTTTTAACCTTCAGCATTTATGCTTTTGAACCCACTGTTCTTCTAACTATGTCATCATGAGAAAACTCAGCCCAGTATAGTTCAAACGCAACGCCATCTTCTAAACCCTCAAACTGATGTATCTTACCAGGTTTTACTTGAGTAAAATCCCCTGCCTCAAGGATAGTCTCATCCACTAGACCGTTCTGATCATCTTGCCACACTCGTACCAGCATACGCCCTGATTCAACATAAAATCCATTCCATTTGAATTTGTGGAGATGCTCTGAACACTTATACCCAGCTCGATATTCGATTCGATGAAACTCTAAAACACCATTTGCGTGTATGAGTTCAGTCTGCCCCCAAATTTTTCCAGATTTGTTCATAACTGTTGTCCTTCTTTAACTAGATGTTCATAGTATGCATCCAGCCGTTTCCACCATTCATTCACCCAGAAATCAAAATCTTTCCCCTCTACGACAAATTCTTGATACTCTGGCTCAGAGATGATATTTCCGTTTTTGTCAACCTCGGGTTTTACTGCCATCATAATAACACCCTTCCGAATATTTGTGTTATACACTTCATTATGTGCGGTGGCATAAGCAGCTAACTGCAATTTATAGTCATCTATCCATTCTTCTTTTTTAGGCGAATTACTTTGTTTATAATCCATTATTGCAGGTTCTTTGTTGTGAATGCCAACTGAATCTGTGGTTCCGGCATAAATTGCAGGGAAATAAAGCGGAACCTCAACACCCCAAACCGCATCAACTCGTTCTATGCCTTTAGCAATGATAACCTCAGCCATTGCATGACTACTCCAAGAAAATGGATTGCTTCCACGCTTGCTAAGAGAATTGGTTAATATATAGTCTTCTAAATAATTATGAAGGCGGGTTCCACGATTTCCAGCCTCATTTTTAATTTCCTCTGCTTGCTTAATTCCAACACGGTCTTGCCATTTTTTTAAAATAGCACGTTTTTCCTCTGTCATTGTACTAGACAATATAGTAGTGACACTGGGCACCCGTTCTTTGTCAGGCGTTTCATAATATCTACGACCGCCAACTTCTACACGCGGCAACTCTACATAATCAAATTTTTTACTTAACAAGTTCATTAAATGGTAAAGCTCTCTCCGCATCCGCATCTTGCAGATTCGTTTGGATTGATGAACTCAAATACACGATTTATGCCTTTTTTTTGAAAATCCACTGTCATTTCTGATAAAAAAACATCATGATCAGGATTGATATACGCATCTACTCCGTCAATTTCATGCTTTATTTCATTCTCAATTTCGGAAATATCAATATATTCTATCACATATGCATACCCAGTGCATCCAGTTTTTTTTATACCAACCCTGAGCACAGTCGTTGTGGGCAATTCTCGCATATTAGAAATGATTTTTTCTTTGGCGGCTGTTGTTAAATGTATCATATACTATATATTTAGATAATCAACAACCAGTAGATGTAAATTTGTGGGGCTTGACATTCAAAAAGTATTTCTGTAAGATATATTATTCGTCATATGGGGCGTGGCGATAGATCAGATAAGTGTTGCTAGTACATTTATTTGATTGAGGGTGAACTAACACTCAATTTGTTTTTCGTCAACTAGATACGGTTGTGCTAGGCGTCGGTATAACAAGAGAATAATACTGATTGGTTAAATCCTTTTTGTTTCTTACTCTATTTCAGTATATGGCGCCATTTTATGCTGATATCTGAATTTCATGGGTGCGTAGATCAGTTGATAGAGCATCGGACTTTTAATCCGCTGGTCGGGGGTTTGAATCCCTCCGCACCCACCATATAAATACCAAAAAATTATAAATCAGCAGCCCGTTTGGCCATAGTATTGACCACTTTTTCTGCTTCATCAGGGGGAATTTCGCTCACTGGTTCACCTTCTTGTCCAGAAAAGATAATTCTACCTTTTGATATTTCCTTTACTATACTGCTTAATGGCGGGGATTCTATTAAATCGTATAAATCCTGATCAGTAATTGATATACCCATGTTCCTAGCTAAATCCACAAACACATCCACCTTCATTCCAGTGTCTGCTCCAGTTTCTTCACTACGGGACGATACAAATTGAGCTAACGCAGTCAGCTTTGGTAAATGATTTTTACCACCCATAACCTCGTTGATTAACATTAACGACGAGGTCTCCCCAAATCAGCATCAATTTCTGGTTCATCTAAATCGTCTAAGTCAGGAACATCAACTTCATCATCAGTATCTAAATCTACATCATCAAGACTATCCATGTCTTCTGGCGGATCAATATCTATGTCATCATCACCAGGAACCGAAATCGCTTCTTCACCGGTTAAAACAGAAAGTCCATTATTCATCTGTTCTTTAACATCCTGTAAAGTTTGCATTAACTGATCAAGTGCAGAACCCATATTTTTATTCAAAGATTCTGCTTCGCTGGTACCCAAATCTGTTCTTGTTTGGTCAACTAGTGCGGGAAGTTCTTTGTATTGAACTTCTGAAATATCTTCAATCATCTTTTGGACACGATCAACTAAATCTTTGGCAGCAAGAACAACCTGTGCTTGCTCAATGTCGCTTTCATCAAGACGACGAGTAGGTCTACCAGACTGCAATGACTCCGTTACCTTAACAAACTCTCTAGCAGGTTTGCCGTCTTCTCCACGAACCATGT